CACGAAGTTGGTCGAACAAGTTGATGGAGCGGGCAAGCCGACTGGTCAGTTGAAGCCGATGGTGGAAATGACGGTGACGAATGACGAAGGTGCTCCAGAAGTGCTTCAGATGACGCCTGATGAAGCAGTTGCCCACATGCAGAAAACCCCTGAACTGTGGGGCAATCTCTTTGCGAATAACATTCGCGAAGGAATTGGAAGCAGTTCCGCAACCGGCGCGATGTCGGGTGACGGGAAAGTCGACCATACAAAGATGACTGACGAGCAATACTTTGCCCAGCGAGAGAAGGACCGTACCGCTCTCGGGTTGAAGGCTCAGAAAGATCCATGGTCGTAATCCCATTTCTGTACGGGATTGGTCGTTAAACTAACTATCACTTCTATCTGGAGAAATTCCTCAGATGTACGTAATTCCTTTCTTGGCGTCCTACGCCAATGACAACGACGCACTGATCCCTGAATTGTGGGCACGTGAGTCGATCGCTGTTTTGTTCGAAACCATGGTCATGGGCCGTTTGGTTCACCGTGACTTCGAAAATGAAATCGCCCAGTTTGGCGATGTCGTTAACACCCGTAAGCCCGCTGATCGCGTTGCTCGTCGAAAGACGGATGCCGACTCGATTACGTTCAACGATGCTATCCTGAACAACGTTCAGGTGCCTCTGAACCAGCACGTTTACGAAGCCTTCACCATCAAGGATGGTGAACGCTCCAAGTCCATGCAGGATCTCGTTGAGATTCACTTGGTTCCCTCCATGAAGGCTGTTGCTAACGTCGTTGATCGTTCGATCTCCGGTCGTATGGCTCACGCTCTCTTGGGTGATCCCGTGGATCGCGCAGGTCGCCTGTTGAACTTGACTTCGAGCACTGCCAAGGATGACATCCTTGAAGTGAGCGAAATCCTTCACAACCAGTTGGCACCGGTTGACGGTCGTCGGTTGGTCGTGTCCCCGAACTCGCAGACTGCGGTTCTTGCAACGGACTTGTTCGTCAGTGCTGAAAAGCGTGGCGACGGTGGTTCCGCTCTTGAGAACGCCCGAATGGGTCAGATCTACGGTTTCGATACTTTCATGAGCCAGAACGTGAACTATGTTCGCGACAATGCTGCGACTCGTGACACGGTTGCAAGCGTGACGACTGCTGCGATCGCCGCTGGAGCCACTGGTTCCTTGACGGCTGTCGACATCTCGTCTTACGTTGCCGTCGCTGGTGAATTCATTATCCTCGCGGGTAATGATCAGCCGACGTGGGCGACTGCGGTTGCAGATTCGATGGGTGATACGACTGCCGTAACACTCAACGAAGCCCTGAAGTACGCGGTTGCCAACGGTGCAGCGATCACGGCTTACAGTCCTGGTGCTGCTGATGGTGCTTCGTACACCGCTGGCTACTCCAAGGAAATCGTCATCGACGGTATGGCTGCGAACAAGAATCTGATCAAAGGTCAGTTGCTTGCTTTCGGTTCCACGACTGGCACTCGCCACACCTACACGGTTGTGGAAGTTGTGTCCAGCACTTCGACCAGCACGACTGTCCTCTTGGACCGACCGCTGGATTCCGCTGTTGCTGACAATGCGGCTGCGTTCCCTGGTCCCGCTGGTGCGTTGAACCCTGCGTTCACTCGCAACTGTGTTGCCATGGTCAGCCGACCTCTCGCTCTGCCGCAAGCCGGTGAAGGTGCCCGTTCGTTCGTGGCTAACTTCAACGACATCTCGGTTCGTGCGACGATGCAGTACGATATCGACACGCAAGGTACGAAGGTCGTTCTCGACTTGCTGTACGGCGTGGCTGTCCTCGACAGCAACCTCGGTACTGTCTTGCTCGGTTAATTGACTTTATCCAAAAACGGTTGTCTTTCATAAGACAACCGTTTTTGGTTGTCATAAGGAGAGTGTAAGCCATGTCGGAAAAGGGCAATGATCTTCGTCCGACAAACCACGACTTACATACTGAACAGACGAAGCAAGGAATGCTTTTAGAGCGACTGTGCGAAGATGTTCACGACATCAAGATCTGCCTTATGGGCACATCTGAAAGTAGGGAAGGTTTGTTGTTCGATGTAGATCGACTCAAACGTGCCGGAGCAATGACGAAAGCCATTCTCTGGGTTGTATTCACCGCAGTCATAGGTATTGGGGCTACTGCTCTCGGTGCCGCATTCTTAGGTAAGTAGAATGGTCACGAACCGCTATGTAGGGAGACGAATCGCTGCCACGGTGTACAAACTGAAGCGTTTGTACGGAGGGACGATTTTCCTCTACCGGCAAGGTGATCCTTCTACAAACATTGAAACGGGCGTGAAGACTTGGCCGAATAGGGAAGTGGTTCGCATCGAGCGAGCCGCCATCTTGCCAGTCAAGTTTGATCGCACTCAAACTCAAGGCATCTCGGTAATATCGAGTGGCAAAGAGTTTGTTTATGGTGGGATGATCGATAAAAGATCCCGTTGGTTTTACATTGATCCCGCTGACTTAACAGCCGGATATGAAATCAACCGTGATGATTGGATCGTCTACGAAGGGAAGAAGTATGAGATCAAAACAATCGGAGACACTGAGTTCAACTCGCTGTGGGAAGTTCTAGGCGTAGAAATCCCCGGCGTAGTCCCAGAAGAAATCCACCTTCTCAGCGGCTACACAGTTCTCGACGTTTCTCAAACTAATTCAAGGGTGGTCGAATAATGGCATATGATGCAAATTGGCCGAGGTGGGTTCAGGCATCCATCGCGAAGCACTTTAAGACAGTTGCCAACTCAAACTCGTACGCTTCCTTAGTGGAAGAAATCGAAGAGCGAACCACTGCGTTTCAAGAAAATCCTCAACGTGTCGAAATCAAAATCAACGGTCCGTTCATAAAGGAACAAAGCAAAGACTACTGGTACTTTTCAGCAGACGCTTACGTCCTTATCATTTCCCATATGGATGGCACCCTTGACAACGCATACCTTGGGACAACAATGGCTGGCATCATGGCTCAAGCCGCTGCCGCCACAATACCCGTCAACAAACTTGGTGCCGGGGTCGATGATGACCAATCTTTGATTGGGTGTTTAACTCTACGTCGTGGAAACGACGAGAGTGTTAAAGTTTTCCACTTCGGAGAGATCGATACAGAGAATCGAATCCGTCAACTCGGAGTGGATGTACGTCTCGAAATGTATCTCTGCCAATAAACAACGGAGAGTTTGAATAATGGCACGAATTGAACTACGTGATGCCACCATCCGAATTAAGGATGGTTTGAGCGGAACGGCGGCAGTCAATGAAATGACCCCTATGGCTTCTGGCGATACGGACCTCGGCATTGACACCATCGTTCTCAACACGACTGACACGGATCTTGTACCTGTTGGTGCTCGATTTACTATCGCTTCCGAAGCAGGTTCCATCGTTCACACGGTGACTGCCCGGACCCCTTCCACGTCTGGCCCGACGACCAATGTTACTTTCACGCCTGCTACGGGTACTGGTGTTGCTGATGACGCTGTCATTACCTTCCTACCCCAGCAAATTGAAGTAACGCTCGGTGACGGCAACCTGACTTGGACTGTGAACAAGGAACTCAACTACGAACTTGATCGTGGTAACCTTGACACCGTCCGCGAAGGCGATCAAATTCCTCTGGATGTGGTCCTCGACTCCGTCTACGAATTTATCACGACCGGTACTGGCGAAACGATTACGCCGTACGACGCAATGAATCAAGTTGGAGATGCCACCGAATGGGTGTCCAGTTCCAGCGATGCTTGCGAACCTTACGGGGTCGACATTGAAGTCGAGCACACCGCTTCTTGTGGTACTGCCCAGACTGAAACGACTCTGCTTCCTGACTTCCGCTACGATACGCTTGATGTCGACCTCGACGCCGCGACCATCTCCTTCACGGGACGATGCAACGCTGTGAAGCCGACCATCACACGTTCGTAATCTCACTGAGTAACTGGGCCGGGCTTTCCGGCCCAGTTACTGTTTCTTTTTGAAAGGACAATGCCGATGAAAATTGCCGGACGTGATGTAAGCGGACCAAATGTCGTTTACCTTGTACTCCCGCGAAACCCTGAGATTGATGAAGAAGGCAACGAACATGATCGCGACATCGTGATCAAAGCCCAAGCAGTCCAGGACTTGTCAACACTTGATACTCTACTTCCGGAACCCAAACCGCCAGCGGCTATGGGAAAGGGTGGAGAGAAAGTCTTCAACTACAAGGACACAACCTACAAACAACAGACGTTGCAGTACAATCTGAAGAAGATTGCCTACATCGTCATCAAGTCACTCGAACCATCTGAGATCGAGTGGGACGGAGTCGACCTAGAAGACCCCAGCACGTGGCTGCGGTATGTCGATGAGTTCAAAGAGGCTGGATTTAGCCAGATCGAGATCAACAAGATCGGTGCTGCCGCTCTTGAAGCAAACGCTCTGGATGAAGCGAAATTGGACAAGGCTCGCGCGGATTTTCTACGTGGTCGAGCGGCGGTACCAAAAGGTTTCTCTGGCCAAAACACTCAAGTACCGAGTTCGTAATCTGGAGCGCCTGTGAGCGACTTGGTATAAACCCACCTGGAATCCGGTCAGAAGGTCGTCCAAACTGGGACGACCTTGACTCTTGGTCCCAAGCGAAATGCATTGCTTATCAACAGCGGTGTGATTTCAACGAGGTCCAAGAGTGGAATGCTAAACAACCAAAAGCATCTCCTAAGACCCGTAATCCCGGTGGTCGACGATAGTCGTTAACAGGGAGGACTGCTCGACCATGAAGTTCATAGTTAGGTTCCAAGGGGCCACTATCGATCTCCAAAAGTTTCAAAATTTGCTCGATGATCGTCTAAGTGATCTCATCGAGCGTGCTGGATATGCGTGGCTTAATGCGTTTGTCCTACGAGTAATCCCTGTCTGGTCTGGTGCTTCCAGATCGACATTTCTAAAACTAGCAAGAGAAGTCAACTTCCCATTGACCGTATCTGGAATCTCTGCACCCCGTGGCCGCATCAGTCAGTCACCTCAACTCGGTCCTCGGGCCGGTTTCCAACGAAGTAAAGGATCAGTAAGCAAAGGAACAACTCCAGGTGTTTACACGTTCCGCTGGGAAACCGACCTCTTTCATTTAGTTTTCAACGAGTTGAACGACGCGAACGCCAACCCCGTTGCTGGTCGTCTTTTCTCCCGTCTGAAGAAGCCCGGTCCCTACAACTTCCAAGAATTAGGGCGAGCGGCTTTTGAAGAATTCACAAAGGACAAAGTGAAGTTACCCAATCCGTGGAACTCACTAAAACGCACTAGCATCACGCGAGGTTAACCATGGCTGACAATCTTGTACAAGTATTAGGTTTCGATGCATCGAGTGCGCTTGCAAATATTCGCTTGGTCAACGACGCCTTAAAGGTGTTGACACAAAATTTGAACACTGTTGCTACCGCAGCGGCGGGTCTCAAAGGAAGTGGTGTCAACGCAGCCTTGAAGAGCATGGGGACAAGTGCCCAAGGTATCTCAACACAATTGGGTGCTGCTGGTAATGCTGCAACTGCGTTCGGTGCAAAGACCGCTGCCGGTGTGAATGCTGCTACAGCATCGACTTCTAAGTTCGCTAAGTCCTTGTCTACAATCAGCACGGTATTGAAGACGCAGATCATCCTGCAAGCCTTCAACGCAATCCGGTCGTCTCTTCGAGAAGGTGTCAAGGACGCTGTTGATTTTCAAAAAGCGGTCGCAGAAATCTCAACCATCACCAGCCAGAGTAATCTGAGTATCGGTGATGAAATTCAAGCGACTGCCTCTACGTTTGGTTTTGATGTATTGGATGTGGCAGAAGCCAAATACCAATTGCTGTCGAACCAGATCAAAGGTGCAGAAACAAGCAACGAAGCCTTCACTGCTTCTCTGAAACTTGCTCGTGCAACAAACTCCGATGTGACTGCAAGTGTGAACTTGCTCGCTTCGGTGTTGAACTCGTTCGGTAAAGAATCCAAAGATGCTGAGGAAGCGGCGGGTACTTTGTTCTCATTGGTTGAACAAGGTCGTGTTCGCGTCCCTGAATTAGCAAGTGCTCTTGGTACAGTTACTCCGCTGGCAAATCAGTTGGGAGTGTCGTTCGAAGAACTTGCTGCTCAGTTGGCAGTCATTACACGTCAAGGTGTTCGAGCCAGCGTGGCGTTGACCCAACAGCGATCTATTTTCAACAAGTTGCTGAAACCGTCTGAAGCATTGCAGAAAGTCTTCAAAGACCTTGGCGTCCGAGATGCTGTGCAAGGTATCGAGAGATTCGGTGGCTTAGTACCGTTCCTCAAAGCGATTAACGATGAAGGTGGTCAGACCCTCCAGCAGCAGGCCGAGTTGTTCAACAACGTTCGTGGTCTGGCTGGTTTGCTCAACACATTCGCGAACAACGGTAACGATGTTCAGAAAGTGTTTGAGGAGATTGGCACCGATGGTGTGGCATCTGTTGACCGGTTGAACGCGGCTTTCGAAAAGGTCAATGATACAAACGCTGTAGAATTGGAACGCCAACTTCAAAGTCTACGAGTTGCATTCATCAACATTGGTCAAGATGCCTTGCCAGTTGTTATTAGTGCGGTTCAAACTGCAAACAGTTTTCTCACAACGTTCGTCAACAACTGGGAAACAGTGGCTTCGGTTGCTACTCTTGCTGCCACATCTTTGGTTGCTTTGAAGGGAGTTGCTATCGCAGTTGGTGCTGGTCTGACTGTTGCTGCCGGTCCTCTTGCTTTGATTGCTGGTGGTGCTGCTCTACTTGGAGTGGCAATCACTCTTGCCGCAGGTCAGAGCGAAGCGGCAATTAAGAAAATCAATGATCAAGACGTAAGTGCGATCATCGGTGAAGTTGAGAAACTGAAAGCCAGTCTGAAGGGTATCGAAACTGTTACTCAAGAGATTGATGGAAGTTTTGATGACATCTTCTCCGGAGCAAAAGACGAACTCAAAGATTTTGTCAAAGCCAATAAGTCTTCATTCGATACGATTAACGATCTTGCTCAGAACTTTGTCTCGAAGCAAACCGCAACGTTTGCCAACGTGGTGGATGTACGAAAAAGCATTCTCTCTCAGTTAGAGAAAGCGGCAAAGGATTCCGAGAAGAAGATTACTGATTCTCAAGAAGCCTCTGCTGATCTGAGAACTCAATTGGCTAACCGCCAATTCGACCAACAGATCAAGGGTTTCGATGACATCTCGAAAGCGTCCCGCGAACTTCAACGAAGTCAAGACACCTTCCGAGGTGCTCAGAAACTTGTTGACACTGGAAACCTGGAAGACGCGAACGAACTTCTCGAAGAAGCAGGTAAGCAAGCAGCGAAGGCTCTACAAACTGCTCAGGCAGGTGGTAACCAAGGACAGATCCGATCAGCAGAACAACAGATCAACGATGTGTTGTCTGGTCGAATTACGATCCAAGACGCCATTACCAAAAAGCAGATAGAGATCGGAAAGCAGGCTGCAATTGCTGCTGAGAAAGAACGCGAAGCGGTTCAGAAAATCCAAGATCTGTCAAAAGAAATTGGTGAGAACATTGCCCTTTCTGGTGACATTGACATTAGTCAAGAGCAGCGTGATAAAGCCAAGAAGAAAGTGCTGGATCTGACGAAAGAGTTGCAAGACACTGCCCTCAGTACTGAAGCCGTGGACCTCGCTGATGTTTTAGGATTCAGCGGACAAGCACTTCAGGCTCAGCAAGGTCTGGTAAACTTTGAAGCGCAGTTTAACGTCGATGCGGCTTCCTTGAACGCCAAGGTAGCAACCATCGCGGCTGAATTGCAGGTCAAGATCCCTGTTACGTTTGAATTGCAACAGGCTGGTTTGCTAGATCTCGACGGTTTTGATTTCGCAGGATCTGTTGAAGATGCATTCAAGAAGGCAGAAGAAGGAGCACGTGCTACCAACGACGCCTTTGGAGAACTCGCGGGTCAGCAAGGTCGTGTTGATGCAGCGATGCAAGGTTTTCGAAACTTGTTCTCGTTGTTTGAACCAGGACCATTGGCCAATGACAACGTTGCGAAGTCGCTCGCAGATGCATTCAACAGGTTGAATGAAGGCGGTCTGGATGCAAGTGAAATTGAATCGTTTATCTCTTTACTTACAAGAGCAAGAGATCTCGGTCAATTGGAAATCACCGATGGTGGTCGTGAAGAAGATGCCGCACGTTTGGAAAATATCACCACACTGTTAAAAAGACTTTCTGACGAACAGAAGAAACTTGAAGTCGCGAAAGTGGCTGTCGAAATTCAACCCGAAACGGTTGCCAATATCGATAAAGTAGTCCAAGGTGTTCGCGAGTTCGCTGGTCTCAATGCTTCGGACAGTGGTCTAGCAACAGAAGCAGATGCTGCCGCAACTGGAACCACAACGATGGCTACTCAGTTGACAAACGGTGTCGCTACATCTGGTGCAATCGCCGATAATTTGGAACGAGGGGCACGTGCTGCTGCACAGACTGCATCTTCGGGTGGAGGTGCTCAGAACCAGATGTTCGGCGGTTTCATGAAACGTCTTGCGAAAGGCGGAAACGTTCGTTACTTGAATGGTGGAGGTTTTGCCTCTCGTGGTACGGATACCGTACCAGCAATGTTAAGCCCCGGCGAATTCGTCATGAACGCACGGGCGTCTCGTAAGTTTGCTTCTCAATTGGTTGCTATGAACTCAGGCATCCGTCCTCAGTTCCGGCAAGACGGTGGAAGCATTACTAACAACAACGTGGATGTTGGTTCTATCCAAGTCATTGGAAGCAATGACCCCGAAGCAACAGCCCGTGCAGTCCAAGCGAAACTTCGCCGTGAGTTTCGTCGAGGGACTTCTCGTCCTACCTAACACGGTTTTCTTTGGAGGAACTCATGAGTTCTCAAAATTTTAAGTTCGGTCAAAAGGCTTCCGTGAATATGGATCGGTCGCGGGGTCTGGAAAACTCTTTTGCCATCGGTGGTAAATTCCATGTGGAACATTTCCGTGATGGTCAAAAGATCGGTGACTACCGCTGCACCAATGGTGTCGCGGACGAAGGGATCAACCACTTGCTGGATGGTTACTTCGATCTGGCTGGCGTCGTGACCGCATGGTACATGGGTCTCGTCGACAATGCCAACTATACAGCACTCGCTGCTGGCGACACGTACGACGACATCGACCAAGCCGGAAACGGTTGGGACGAGTTCAAGACGTACACCGACAACGCGAATGCAAGTTCAACTGTTACGCGACCCGTGTGGGGACCGGATGCGGCTTCGGCCAAATCGATCTCCAACAGTTCGCAGATTATCTTCGACATCACCGGTTCGGCGACCGTCAAGGGTCTCTTCATCGTTGGGTCGGAGTCTGGTTCAACGGCTGTTCCAGCGAACAAAGGTGATCACGCTTCTGACGGTATCCTGTGGGCAACCGCTCTGTTTGATCAAGGCGATACGGCTGTTGTGAACGGCGATCAGTTGAAGATCACGTACACGATCTCCGCTTCGTAGGATTGACTTCGGGGAGCCACCTTCGGGTGGCTCCCATTCTTTTAGAGGACTCATCATGGTAAGATATGAACAAGTGCCAAATCACGGGGCAACAAACCTTGACGGTGCGATTCTGGATTCGGACCTCAGTATCGATGTCATCGATGGGTCTGTGTTTCCAACCGCTGGCGACTTCCGGATTTTAATTGGCACTGAAGTGCTTCTGGTGACTGCCCGGTCCACCGATACATTAACTGTCGAGCGTGGTCTCGACGGGACAACAGCGGCTTCGGCATCTGATGGCGCTGCTGTCAAGACCGTAGCGACTGCGGACCAATGGGATCGACTCGCGATTGATCTAGGGGCCGGAGGTCGAAGCGACGAGACAAATGGTGGCGAACTACCGAGACTGTGCCAGGACCAAGCAGGTGACCTCATTGTGGCTGCGGATTTCTCTTGGGCCAACCAGCAGTCTGCAACCATCTCCGACACCGATTATGGTGGTTTGAAATTGACCACGGACGCTGGTGGTGGGACGACGACTGATCAGCATGTGTGCTTTATCACATTACCTGCTACGCCGTGGGTGGCGACGGTTAAGTTCTTCTACAATTACGGTGTCACCTTCAATGCGACATGGGATTGGTTTGGATTCCTTGTACGTGAAAGCAGCACTGGTGAGTTTGTTCAAATTCGTGGCACGCCTTGGTCGACCATGCCTTATCAGCATATGAACAGTCCGACTTCCAACAACACCACAATAGACAACACAACTGACATGGGTTCTACTCATATGTGGTACAGGTTTGCAGATGATGGAACTAACCTCTCGATACAGATTTCCACGAGTGGTAAACCGCAATCTTTTTATCAGATCAATAGTGAATCTAGAACCGCAAGGCTGACCAGCGGTGCGGATCAGATTGGGTTCTCAATCAACGGCGAAGTCTCCGGTGGGAATGCGTGGTCGGCTTTAATTACTTCCTTCACAATCACATAAGGTGAACCATGGCAGTTCGACGAGAACAACTAATTAACAATGCAAGCACCACATTGAATGGTGCGATCACCGACGTTGCGACTTCGATCACTGTCACCGATGGTTCAATCTTTCCCGTGGATTCCGACTTTCGAATCCTAATTGAAGATGAAATCATGAAGGTAACTCAAGTCGCAACAAACACATTGACTGTTGAGCGAGGTGCTGAAAGCACAGCAAATGTGGCACATTCAGATACGACTCAGGTCGATGCGATCGTCACTGCCGGTGGTTTGACTGCTTATTGGGATCAACGAAATGACTTCGGCCCAAGCCTTCGCCCACCTGCGAAGATCATGGATGACAGTAATGTTGTTATGACATCTACTGACTTCACGTGGCTCAACCAAGGTACTGCAACAATTACGGATGAAGCGAACGGGAATCTGACTCTTCAGGTTCCTACCAATTCCTCTTCCCACGTGTGGAGAGGAATGGAGATCACCCCTAGTGCTACGCCATGGACAATCCAAGCCCACATCCAGGTAGGTCCAGGTTTTTTGAACGGAGCGAGCGGTCTCTTCTGGGGTGTGTTCATGCGTGAAACTTCCTCCAGTAACTTAATCACTCTTTACAACAAGATGTTCAATTTAGGTGGTGTGGCTAAGTGGACTGACACGACAACCTTTAGTACGACATCCAAGACATTTGATAACGGTTACAACCGTGCTTGGTTCAAACTGAGTGATGATGGCACCGACATTACTTTCAGTGTGTCGGTGGATGGTGTTGATTGGTTCGAAGCCTTAAGTGAAGCCAGAGGTACTTTCTTCACAACCGGTCCTGACCGAGTCGGGTTTTGCATGAATCCCTATGCGACATCCGGTCCTGATAATACAGCAGAAATGTACATCATTTCATGGAGTCAAACTTAAATGGCATTTCCAAGAGAACAACTAATCAATGGTGCCGAGACGACTCTCAATGGAGCAATCACGGATGCCGCAACAAGTATCACCTTGACTGATGGCACCATCTATCCTGCCCTCGGTGATTACAGATTGACAATTGAGTCAGAGATCATCAAGGTGACTGCTCGATCAACACACGTGTTAACCGTTGAGCGAGGGGTAGCAGGTACGACAGCAGTTGCCCACGATGATCTTGCAGCCGTGGTGTCGCTTATCACAGAGGATAACGTAGAAGGTTACTTGCGAGAGAACTTCAGTTGGCAAGAAGGGAACTATTTTCAGAACCGTGATGTCCGTCACCGAATTCTAGATGATACCGATACTGTGCTGACCGTTAGTGACTTCACCAGAAATGGTCCAAGCACGGGTGAGATTAAAGATCTCGTAGATGGGTCAGTTTTAATTACACCGGGTGCCATCGGTATTCTTAGCATGGAGTCGATGCTGCACACCCAGCCATCTACTCCTTACACACTGACTGCTCACTGTAGGATGACGAACCCATCAACAGACGGGTCAAGTGGAAATTACCAAGGCATTCTTTTACGGGATTCGG